GTTCGAACATGAAGGCGCTCACGTTGCTCTTGTTGGCAAGCACCAAGGCGGGCCAGCTAATGGTATCACCACGCTTGTATTCAAAGCTACTGATCACATTGACCCTGCAACTGTTGCTCTAGCTGTCGCTGGACAATCCGTTGAACAACCCCAAACAATTATCGAGGAACCTAACGTGGAACAAATCGAAAAATCTGCACACGAAGCCCTTGTACTGAAAGCTGTTGAAGATGCTGTAGCATTGGAGAAAGCCGCTGGTGCATTGCTAGTTGCTGAAGTACAAAAAGCCCTAGACGAACAAGCCGAAGTGCTGAAAGGCGTTCAGGCTAAAGTTGAAGCCTTTGAAACTGCTGAAGCTGCTGCTAAAGTTGAACTGCGTAAAGCTGCTCTAACTTCTGCTAAAGTGCCTGCTGAAAAGCTGGAAGCTGTTCTGAAGTCTTTGTCTGCCCTTGACGACGAATCTTTCGGCGTACAAGTTGATCTACTAAAAGCAATGGCCTCCGCTGTTGATAATTCTGACATGATGCAAGAAGCAGGCGTTGCCGGTGCTGGTGCAGAAACGAAAGAAGAAGAAGATCGCACAACTGCAATCCTTAAAGCCCGTTACGGCGTTAAATAATTTACCCTTATAGGAGATACACACAATGGCACAATACGCTGCTGATGTACAACGTCTAAGCAACTGGCTGGTATATGAAGAAGAAGCTGGTTCTGGCGTTACACGTGAAGTGATTCTGAAGTCTGCAACAAACGCTACCCTGACTGGTTCTGTTCTTGACAGCACTGGACAACTGGTAGTTGCTGCAACTCTGGCTGACGCTACATACATTTTGATTGACGACCTGACTCGTCCTTCTGCTGCTGAATACACTAAGGTGTTGGTACTGGCTCGCGGTCACGCGAAAGTTGGTAAGGCTGCTCTGATCTTTGGTTCTGATGTTACAACTGATAACCAACGTAAAACAGCAACCGACAAACTGGCTCTGAAGAACATCTTCGCAGTTGATCAACTAACCTACAACAACGTTTAATAGGAGGACTCAATGTCTCAAGTACAACTGGCCAAACAGGCAACTCGTAGCTACGATGGCAACAACTACGAATACACTGACCTGTCTGCTCCACTGATGATCATCCCGAACGATTGGTTCCTTGGAACACAATTGGGTATCTTCGGTACAGACACAACAAACCAAGAAACAATCACCATCGAAGAAATCACAACTGGTTACGGTTTGATTAAAGATGTTCACCGTGGCGCTCGTCACACTGTGATCAGTGATCCAACTCGTAAAATGCACGCCTTTGCGATTCCACACTTCACCCTAGACGCCTCCATCACTCCACGTGATATCCAAGGTAAGCGTGCTTTCGGTGTTGACCAACTGGAAACTCTGGCTGCTGTACGTGCACGTAAACTGGAAGTTATCCGTAAGTCTTGGGCTGCAACCCACGAAGCGGCTATCTGGCACACTATCGTAACTGGTACTGCCTATGCTCCAAACGGCAACGTTACTTACGACTGGTACACTCAATTCGGTGCAACACGTACTACTGTTGACTTCGAACTGAACACAGCAACAACCGACATCGTTGTTAAGACTGAACAGGTCTTCGCAGCAATCCAAGACAACGCTCTTGACGGTACTGTACGTTCTGACGTGTGGGCTGTGGCTTCGCCAGAGTTCTTCGCTAAGCTGATCGGACACCCAACAATGAAAGCTCTGTGGCTGGCTTACCAACAGTCTCCACAAATCCTTCGTGACCGTCTACAAGCACGTGGATACGATGCTCGTTACCGTGAGTTCACAATCGGTAACATCACTTACATCGAGAACCGTGGTATCAACCCAGATGGTTCCCGTCAGATTCCAGCAGGGGAATGCTACTTCTTCCCAGCGGACGTAGGCGATGGCTTCAACTTCGTACAATACTTCGGCCCAGCCGATCACTTCGACTTTGTAAACACTCAAGGTCAAGAGTTGTACGCATTTGAATACGGCGACAACCGTGGTCAGATGATCGAAATCCAAACCGAATCCAACTTCCTGAACGTGCTACGCCGTCCACAGTTGATCGTAAAAGGCATCGTTGGTGCCTAATTGAACTGGGGGCTTCGGCCCCCATTCTTTGCTTAGGAGCCTAGAACATGCCATATAGTGGAAACCCAGCGACAAGTGCAACTGATAGAGTGAGACTCAACGTTGGTGACATTTGGCCTGACTTCGAACTGCTGCATGATGAAGATTATCAATACTTCATCGACAAATACAATGGCAACGAGAACAGAGCGACACTAGATGCTGCTCGTACCTTGTTGTTCACACTAGCTCGCTTCACACGTGAACGTACTGGTGATATCGAGGTTTATGGTGGAGACATCTTCTCCAACTATTACAAAGCCTTGGAACTTATCCTGAAAGACCCTAACGCAGCAATCAGCTTGGCTATGCCTTATGCTGGTGGTATTAGTCGTGAGGACATGCACAACAACCGTATCAACTGTGACAACAACTCTGTTATGGTTCCAACTGATCGTCGTCTCGTTCTAGGATGTGGCAACTGGCAGTACAACTATGACGCACTTAATTGTGACGGTGTAGGTGGTGGTCATGGGCTTCAGTATTAAGTTTGAAAACAAAATCCCAGCCCTGATGAAGCGGCTGGACAAATTGAATGGTATGGAAGTCGAAGTTGGATTCTTTGAAGAGGACAGATATGGCCCTGAGAATCATAACTTGCCTGTAGCGACAATCGCTGCATACAACGAGTTCGGTACTAGATACAACCCACATCGCCCGTTCATGAGCGACACATTCCAAGATAATATGAGTCAGTTGTTCATGGCACGTGGTATGGCTGATGTATTCAAGCAAGTGTTGAAAGGTGGTTCTGCACTATCTAAGATGCAAACTCTTGGTAACACATCTGCTGAACTGATGAAAGTCAGTATCCAACAATATGCTGCTGCCGGTGGTAACTCCGCTGCAACAATCAAACTGAAAGGTGGTAGAGATACCCCTCTGATCGACACTGGCAAAATGCTTGAGTCTGTCAAATTCCAGATTAACCAATAGGAGTATTAAATGAGAAATCCCCCACTGCTCCTAACTGGGCACACAACGCTTGATATCATCCGCCGTGAGGCAGAGACTATTATCCGTGGGCGTCCTAGCCCCGGAGCCGAAAGTGTTGTTCCTGTTGTATGCAACGTACAGCCGGTGCTGAAATCCACAGACACCTACCTGCTTCCTGAAGCTGATCGTTCACGTGCAACCATTAAGGTATACACGAAGGGCGAACCTTTGAGGCAGAGAACTGAAGGGCCAGAAGGATACGCTGCTGATCGTTTCTATTGGAAAGGTCAGTTGTATGAAGTTATGAAAGTGATTGATTATGATATGGGTGTGCTTAACCACTACAAGGCACTTTGCATGAGAGTGGAGCTAACCTAATGAATATCTATCAAGACCTTGAAGATTCTATCTACAACATTGTTGCGACAATGCACCCTGACTGGAATATTCTATTTGCCTACACTAACGCTGCTGAGCCAGTTAATCCATTCCTCGTAATTGATGTAATGAGATTGAGTCCATGCGGACGTGAGTACAGTTCTACCCCAACCATTGGTGAAGATGGAACAAAGCTGATTCAAACAACAACTCAAGATCATGAAGCAAAAGTAAGGTTTGAGTTCATTGGTAAATACGATGACCAAATCTCTGTAGCTGAAATGGCTCAAGCGCTTCAATACGAGTTGAGAACGCCAACTGGATACGAACTACAGACCATCAACCGATTGAGCCTGTACGAGCTTACCAGCTTGCGTAGACTGCCGTTGAAACGAGACACTGACATGTACATGATCTATCAACTAGATTGCATCTTTGCATACACAGCTTCTGTTACAACTGAACAAGAATACACTACTGCCATTTATGGTACTGGTGTTTACCACGATGCAAACAGGCCACCAGATTATGTTCTGGAATCTGAATTTGAAATCACTCTACCTACTTAGGAGAATAACGCATGACCGTTCTTACGGATATCATTGAAATCAACATCACCCGCGAAACTGCGGCTGTTGCTCAAACAAACTTCAACGTGCCTCTGTTCGTTTCTGCCCACACAAGGTTCCCAGAACGTGCACGTACTTACTCCAGCCTAACAGCCGTTGGAGAGGACTTCAGTCCTACTGACTCTGCTTACGTCGCTGCACAGAAACTCTTCGGTCAAGTATTGACACCAGCGAACATCGTAATTGGTCGCCGTCTGGTTCCAAGCTCTACTGTCAACGTTTCTACTGTTGCTGCTGGTACATACACACTGACAATTAACGGATCGCCATTTGGTTTCGTTGCAACTGGTTCTGATACAGCTATCACAATTGCTGCTGGACTGAAAGCTGCTTACGATGTAACACCAATCGTTGGCGTAACTGTTACTGACAACCTCGACGGATCGCTAACTGTTGCTTCTGCAATTGGTTACTCTCTAGCCGTCACAACAAACATGACTCAGGCTAACAGCCCATCCATCGAGTCTTGGGTTACTACAATCAATGAAATTACCTTGGTGAACAACTTCTGGTATGCCATCATGATTGAATCCCACCTT